CACGTTTAGGAGAGTACAAATGACTTGTTGTGACTACGGAAAATGCACCAATGGCCCTGACTGCCCTGTACGCAAGCAGCGCATCAAAGAGATTAACGATGCGTATGCCAATGGCTACAACGATGCGCAGTTGGGCGACTCACTGGATGACCTTGCCGACACCTTCAAAGCACTGCTAACAATGGTGACTGTGGTGCTTGGCGTGTGGGTTATTTGTTTAGTTATTTGGGGGAAGTGATGAACATTATTGAACTAACAAAACAGGCTGAAGAATATGCAAACAATGTTGTTCAATCAAACGACAACGATTACCCTTGGGGATTTTTAAGATATCAAAAGTTCGCCGCCTTGGTAGAAGCAGCAGCCCGTGCTGATGAGCGTGAGGCTTGCGTTAAGTTGATGTTTATTATTGATTTAGGCGGTCACGAAGAAAAAGCCGCAAACACCATCCGCGCAAGGGGAACAACATGAACATCATTGAACTAGCACAGGAGTGCCAACTGATAGGTATGCGTCCGCATCTAGATGGCATTTATCAAGAAGCACTTGAAAAGTTTGCCGCCTTGGTAGCAGCACATGAGCGTGAGGCGTGTGCAAAGATTAGCGATGATGTGGATGGTTACAACAGGTTTGTAAATCAATTTATTTCAAAAAGGATTCGCGCAAGGGGAACAACATGATGACACCGTGGTTCCCGCCGCACATCAAGCCCGTGCATACGGGTGTGTATGAAGTTAAATTTACAAAATTAGCTGGATTTTATACAGGCTTTGCTACATGGAACGGAAAGAAATGGTCACGAGGTTCTCACAACTTGTTGGATGATTACCATAGAAATTTTGATGCCTTGCAAAACAAATATTGGCGCGGTTTTAAGGAGAAACAAACATGACAGGCTATCAAAGCAAAAAGAAAGCGGCAAGTGCCAAGACAATAGACGAAGTTAACTGGTCAGACCATGAGCCTGATGGTAGAAGGGCAACGGCGCAGGACAAGCCGCTGACGAAAGAACACGGATTCATGAACTACGCGCATCAATTAATGGTCAAATGTTTTAACGAGGAACACGACAAACATAAAAGAACAACAATGGATAAAGACGACGACATAAACCCCACCCCACCCGCAGCACAGCCAGCGCAGGAGCCAAAGGTTCGGACTGGCGACTGTTTACTGTGTGGTGTTTGTGCATCTGAAGGCCACAAGATTCAAGCACAGCGCCCGTGGGTAGAGCCAACGGGTAATGAATGGTTTGAATGGTGGCGTGTGTCGCCAATAGCAGACAGTACAGAAGCAGAGATTGATTTTGCTGACTTCTTAATTATTGCTAAGGCTGTCGTAGCCAAACTAAAGGAGAAGAACGCATGACTAAAGAAGCATTAGAACTGGTACTTGAGGTGCTAGAAAATTTACCAGGGTTTCGAGCAGATATTGACAACGCGAAAGACGTAATCAAAGCAGCCCTAGCACAGCCAGCGCAGGAGCCGTTTGGATATTTATCTATTGGTGGAAATCCAATTTTTCAAAAAGAAAAACCAGAAATCGGTCGTTGGGAAACTCTCTACACCACCCCACCACAGCGCACATGGGTTGTGCTGACGGACAAAGAAATTGAAGCAATATGGAAGGTTGCTTTATTTGCTGACTATGGAGTTGGTGCTGAGTTAAGCAATCAACCATTTGTTCACTACGCAAGAGCCATTGAATCCAAGCTGCGAGGGAAGAACAATGGATGAAGACGACGATACACAGGTTTACAAAAAAGATGGCAATGCGTTGCTGATTGCATATCAGTCTGGTTACTATGATGCCAAAAAAAAGTACAAACTTGAGCGCAATTTCTGCGAACGCTGCGGTAAACGACTAGGCGCTGCTGACCACATCCACACTTGCACACCACCACAGAAAAACACATGAAAATTGTTGAAATTAAAGACTACGCTTATCCTTGCATGATGGCAGAAAAAGCACTTAAAAACGCTTATAACCTAATGCTTGAAGGCAAAAAAGACCAGGCTATTGCCGAATGCATTACCGCTATCCACGAAATTGAAGATATTATTACGGCTATACAAAATGAGAAAATCAAGACATCATCTAATCCGTGAAACTTTATTGGCCCATGAAGATGGCCTGACTAAAAGCCAAATATGCACCATCAGCGGGATAGATGCTAGGTCACTTAAAAAAAGCCTAGACGCTATGCCGGATGTTTACATTGATAGATGGATAATTCCTGCTAAGAAGGCCGTAACGCCGGTTTATGTTGCGGTTGATGTGCCGGAGAATTGCCCTAAACCATAACGGGGGAAAGCGGATGCTGGTGAAGTGTTACTGCAATACGGCGGTCAACCAGACGCAGCGAGTACCCCACCTTTATGACGAATAAAGCCTAGTGCCTTTGCCATCAATAATTAACGTTTGACCCCTTGGCTTGCCCTTAGGGTCATTCGAGATGCTAACGTGAGTCCAGCGGTCAAACTCTCTTATTAGCTGGTCGTAGGCCAAACCCGCCGCCATGATTGCTTGCACAACTTGATCGGGGGTCATGCCTGGTACGCGAAGGTCAGCGGCGCAACCTACCCGATGCTGGCTTGTATCCTTGCTGCCTACCGCATCGTTTACTTCTTTGCAGCGAAACGCGCTATTAACCATGACCGGCTTGCCTTCCAACGCAACTTTAACTTGCTCCAAAAAGTTTGCAAGACGTATAAGATTTGTTCTTTCACTAGGACTAGGTTCATTTTTAAACTCCCGATGGTCGGTTATGGTTAATTCCTCTAACGTGAAGTTTTTAGTCAAGTTCATTTTGACGCTACGCCTTGCATTTTTTCTGCGGTACGCATACCACCAAGGCCAAGCATTCCTAAAAGCAAAGGCATCATTGTTCCCGTGTCCATCGCGGGAAACTTAACGGGATGCCCCGCCAAAGCGGAACCCCATTCGGCTAATGGGCCAATGACAAATTGCACCGCAAATCCCGCACCGCATATCCAACCAATAGCGGGTCGCCAGCCGGAGACAAAGACGCTACTACTTGCCGCTTCAATTTTGTTGATGTCCATTTGCCCCGCAATTTGGGTCAACTCCCCCGATTGCTGAAGTTTTAGCAATTCAAGCCTAGCGGCGGCTTGTTGAGCAGGATCGGGGAAAACCCTATCTAAGACTTTGCCGCCAATGTCAAGCAATGCGGATACGGCGTCAAGGGCCATTGGATGTTTCCTCCTTATGTGCGCCTACTTTTAGGCCGGATAGCCAACCAATCAAGCCACCAATGATGGTTTGGAAGGCGGGGCCGATGATTTCAAAAATCTTGGTGTTGTCTACTTCCTTGACAAACAAGCCGTGGATCAGCGCCCAGATTAAGGAAAGTACAACCGCGCACAAAGTAGCGGTGACCATGTAAGTCACGACATTTACCAACTTATCCTTATCTTTCATCTTGCCTTCTCCATTACTTTGGCCCGCAATGCGGGACTATCTGAAGTACCTGCCCATTCGGGCAAATTGTTCCAAATTAAAACGTAATCATCCGCGCTGCACTTTGTCTTATCCAACCATCCCAACATGGCCTTGTGGCGTTCTATTGGGTCATGCGTTGACCAAGCTATAACGTACAACTCCTGCACAGCACAACTTGACTTAGGCGGCTGCTTCTTTGGCAAAGGCGGCGGCGCATCGGACAAAATTAGTTTGTCTTGGGCAATTGATACCGTGACCAAAGCCAAAAAAAGTAGAGTTCGGCGCATTAACCACTTTTGCCCACCCAATGGCCTAAATAGCCCAATACGCTACTTAAAGCGGACACCACTACCATACCCATCCAAAACCCGCCACGGCCTTGATTTGCTAGGCCAATAAGCGTATCAATCGATGCCTCTAGCTTGTCAATCTTGGTTTCCATTTTGTCAAACCGGCGTTCGTAGTCCTCGACCTTTTGCCAAAGAACACCGTACTTAACTAAGTCAATTTCGGGGGTAGCCATTATTTGCCCAAGTCTTGAAGTTTGTTTTTACCTTTTTGAGTGCCAGCGCCAATTTCTAAAGCCTTGCGGGTTTCAGCTTCTGCGGCCCTTCTTGCTCTCATTTCCATCAAAGATGTGCCAAGTTGCACACCTGGTACAGCTACATTTAAACCGCCTTCAACGGTTTTTCCAACCGCATTTCTTGCGGCTTGCGCCATTGCACCAACCAAAGTATTAGAGTTGTTTACAAACGTTCCACGGGGTTGGAATTGCGTGTAATTTGCAACATTGCCCAAAGTTTTTAATTTGCTTGCCGCTTCTGGATTAAATATTTCATGCAAATTATTTACATCATCTAATTTTTTTAAAGCAGAGTTGTATTGCTTTTGTGAAAAATTGCTATTTTCATCAATCACACCAGCTTTATCACGCAACCAATTAATTGTTCCAGCCGCCATGTGTTGATGCGCTGCCGAATCTTTGCCAAGATGTTGCACCATTGTGTTGATGTTTTTATTGACCCCATTAATTACAAATTTATCAATAAACTTATCCGCAGGAACAGTATCATCTACCGCCGCTTTCATAGCAGGGTCTTTTTCAAGCATTTGGAAACGATCACGGGCGGCTTTTCTTGCTTGATCTGCTAAAGGTTTTAAGCGTTTAGCACTTTCTTGCAAAGGTAATTTTTCTAATTCTTCAATCATGTACGATGCCGCTTTACGCTCCGCGCCATCTTTTGCTGTTCGCGCTATGTCGCCCAAATTGCGCCTAAGAGACAAATAATCCTCAAACGTCATGTTATTGTCTTTAGCTAATCTTTGAAGTTCGCTAAATTGACCTTTTGGCGCTTCATTAGAAAGCAATTCTTTTTGCAATTTACTTTCAATGTTTTGCAATAATTTAGGCGCATCAACAGGAAACTGACCGCCAGCAGCATCACGCAAAGCTTTATATTTAACGTTAATTCCTTCATTTAAATTAGCATCTATTGTTTTATAAGAATCAATAATGCCTTGACTGTTTTCAATAGTTTTAGTGCCATAAACATCAGGCGCAGCTTTTGCACGAATAGAATTAATATTCTCAATCAATTGACCGTTTTGTTCATTAAAACGCAATGCCAATTCGGGGTCTTTACCCCTGCGATTTTGTTCATTTGAAATTTTAATAATGTCGCCAGTTGCTTGGCCTTCAGTCAAACGAACGGGTATATCTAAACTATCCGCTTCAATGTGCCTAATAAATGAAGTGTCTAAATTTTTGCCTTGCAATGCTTTGCGTAATTCTGGCGTAGCAACCGACAACGCTTGCTCAATTGTTGTTGCATCAGGGACAGCCGCCGCACCAACACTTTTTCTTT